GAGTAACATCATCGCCAGCGCTATCTAACACATAGGCGTTTGTTCATTTCTACTATGTGTTAGACTTGGGGATGGGTGGTCCCGCCATCTGCGAACACGGGACACTAACTAAACAAGGGGATATATGCCAACAGAAATTGAAAGAGATAGATACGGACGACCACTAGTTGTCCCACCTACAGGTGGCAAGCCAGTTGCTTATACTCGTGCAACAACTATTGCCAACAGTTTAGATGATGCCTCTGCATTAACAGCATGGAAGATGCGCATGGCAGCAATAGGTTTAACAAGTAGACCAGACCTATTGTTAGCCATTGGTGTAGCAGGAGATAACAACAAGTTAGTTAATGCTTATATTGAAGAAGCAATGGAAGTAGCAGGCGCTAGTAAAGCAGCCACTATCGGTACAGCAATCCACGCACTAACAGAAAAACTAGACTTAGGTTTAGAGTTAGGTATATTCCCAGAGCAGTGGATGCCAGACATCAAAGCCTATGAACAGGCAACAAGTATTCTTACTAAGATTTACATCGAGCAATTCACAGTGCTAGACAAGTATAAAATTGCAGGCACACCAGATAGAGTTGTTGAATATAAAGGCGAAAGATTTATCGCAGACTTAAAGACAGGTCGCATTGACCACCCAAATAATATTGCTATGCAGTTAGCAATCTATGCTAACGGGTCCCCGTACATGACTGATACGGGAACCCGTGGTACGTGGGGCGATATCAATAAAGAGAAAGCAATTATTGTTCATGCCCCAGCAGGGACAGGAACATGCAAACTTGTATGGATTGACATCAAAGAAGGATGGAAGGGTGTACAGTTTGCAATGAAAGTAAGAAAGTGGCGAGACCAAAAAGGTTTGGCTACTCCATTCGAGCAAGGAGAAGATAGTGCCTAGTACAGAAGCACCAATCAGTATCACAGTAAAGACAACAGCAGGTAGTCTAGTAACAGTCCGAGCAGAAAGCGGAGATGAACTAGATAACATTGTTGCACATTCAATTGCAGCAATCGCATCAGCAGCACAGGAACTAGAGTCAGCAGTGCGTGGTGCATCAGCACCAGCAGTGTCAGTTCAGTCAGTAGCAGCAGCGCTAGGTGGCAATATCATTGACACACTAGGGGGAACATCAGTTCCTGCCCAAGAATATGCAAACCCAGCACCAGCACCAGTATCTACTATTGGTGGGCGTGCATGCGCACATGGAAAGATGACAGCAATTCAAGGTATGGGTAAGGACGGCAAGCCATACAAGGGTTACTTTTGTCCAGCACCGAAGGGTGCTTTCGATAAGTGTAAGAACCAATATGTTGTTGTTCAATCACCAGAGTGGAACACATTCGTTCCAGAACAGATTAAGTGAAAACACTTAGACGCTCTATAAACAAAGCAGAGGTGGGTGGCGAACCATTGCCACCCGCTTTTGCGGCGTTTGAAAGAGCAGGAATTATTCTGCGTAGAGCAGAGGTAACTGTAGTTGCAGGCACTCCAGGTGCAGGCAAGTCATCAGTTGCATTGGCTATCGCTGCTAAAACAAAACATCCTACACTTTACTTTTCAGCAGATACCAATGCACATACTATGGCTATGCGTTTGATTGCTATGACAGGCAAGATGACACAAGCAGCAGCAGAACAGTTACTTAAAAACAATCCAGCAAAATCACACGAGATACTACAACTGAACAATCATTTGTTCTGGTCATTTGAATCTAGCCCTACACTTAAAGACCTAGATGATGAAGTCTCAGCCTTTGAAACAGTGTGGGGTAAGAGTCCAACCCTTATTGTTGTAGACAATCTTATGGATGTAGCAATGGATGGGTACGATGAGTTCGGTGCAATGCGTGCCGTTATGAAAGAACTTAAGTACCTAGCCAGAGATACAAACGCAGCAGTGTTAGTACTGCACCACACTAAAGAAGGATTCGATGGCTATCCCTGTCAGCCACGCAGTGCAGTGCAAGGAATGGTCAATCAGATTCCAGCAATGGTTCTTACAATTGGTCAGATGAAACAAGGAGATGACACATACTTATGTGTGGCTCCAGTTAAGAACAGATATGGGCGAGCAGACCAAACAGGTAGTAACTATGTTAGTCTTTCATTCAACCCAGACTCTATGTACTTAGAAGATGTAGCAGTCAGATACCAACAAGAGGGAATAGTGTGAGTAGTGCAGCCAAGCGTAAAGGTACACAAGGCGGAGAAATCCCAGCAGTTAATTGGTTAAAAGCAAATGGGTTTCCATATGCAGAGCGCAGACTAGCAGGCAGCCACCTCGACAGAGGTGACATAGCAGGAGTCAATGGCGTGACGATTGAAGTTAAGAACCATATTAAGTTAGACCTTAGTGCTTGGCTAAAAGAACTAGAAGTAGAAATGATTAACGACCAAGGTTGGACAGGCGTTGTCCTCCACAAGAAAAAAGGAACTAAGAATGTTGACGAATGGTATTGCACAATGCCAGCCAAAGTATGGTTGGCTTTAATAAAGGACGCAATGCGTGGACGCAGCGAAACATAGTATTGTAGATTACTTAAATTACATTGGCGCAACCGTGCCACCAGAGGGCAGCGGTTGGCGCAAAATAAAATGCCCATTTCACGATGACAGTCATGCATCAGCAGGTCTAAACTTTGATGAAGGTAGATTCAAATGTCATGGTTGTGGTGTAGGTGGAGATGTGTACGACTTAATTATTCAGAAGGAAGGAGGCACATATCGTGAGGCTATCAAATTCGCACAGACAATTTCTCTTGCAGGCGGCGCAGCAGTACGCAAGCCAGATACATTTAGCAACAGAGTATCTGGCAACACGCAATCTCTCGGTCGCAGAGGCTCAACGCTTTCATTTGGGAGTAGTAAAGGACGCTCTTCCAGGTCATGAACAGTACATGGATAGGCTAGCCATTCCATACATCACGCCATCAGGCGTGGTAGATATCAGATTCAGAGCAATGAACGGAGCAGACCCAAAGTATATGGGTATGCCAGGTGCTAAGACCAGCATGTTCAATGCACAGGTAGTACTAACAGCATCAGACTACATCTGTGTCACCGAAGGTGAGATAGATTGCATTACACTCAGCGTTAAAACTAATCACCCAGCAGTAGGTATTCCAGGTGCAAACAATTGGAAGCCTTTCTACACAAGAATATTAGATGACTTTGATACAGTAATTGTATTGGCAGATGGTGATGGGCCAGGACTAGAGTTCGGCAAAAAGATAAGTAAAGAGTTAGGCAATGTAAACATTATTCAAATGCCAGAAGGCCACGATGTAAACAGTATCGTGCATAAAGAAGGAGTGGATTTCATCAATGAGCGAATCGCTAGATGCCTCAGTTCCTAGTGAGGATAATGTATGGGAGTTTATCAAAGACAATCCACGTATCCTTGGGCTACCAGTATCAGACAAGCAGGGGCTAGACCTACTCAATGCACTACGAGATGTGGCTGAGATGATTCACAAAGACCCAGACATGGCACACAAAATGCTTACCATGATAGCCACAGTCATAGTGGCAGCAGCATCAGGTAGTGGCAACGAGACTATTGAAGAACTGCTAGTAGCAGAGGCAATGCATAACTTCGATAAAGAAACAAAGGAGATACTCAGTGAAAGACCCGAATGACTTTGAAGATATTCTAAAAGAACTGCGTATTATTATGATACGTAAACATGCAGACTACGGTCCGTTGAATATCTCCAATGCCCCAGGAGGGGCAATGAATGGATTGCTTGTCCGTATGCATGACAAGATGGCACGACTAGAGAATCTTTACTACAAAAATAACGACACGCCCAACTACGAATCTATACAGGATTCCTTTATTGACCTAGCAAACTATGCAATAATCGGACTATTGGTACAAAGAGGACAGTGGGAAGGCGTTAACTAACCAATGTATGTAGATGAGTACGAGGCAATGGTGATAGCCCTTGCTGCTGAGTACCACCGCAAGTACCCTATTACTGAACAATCAGATATCCAACAGGTACTATGGCTGTGGTTCGTTTCTCATCCACAAAAATACAAAGAGTGGTCAGAGTTAGAACAGAAAGACAGAGACAAACTTATAGCCAGGTCTTTACGCAATGCAGCAATTAAGTATTGCGAACGAGAGAAAGCCAGAAAGATTGGCTATGAATTACTTGACCTCTACTACTATGACTCATCAGTTATTGAAGCCTTTCTCCCATCTATCATTGCAGAATCATATGAGATTCCAACTGCCATCAAGGACTTGAACTTTAAGTTTTCTAAAGGCGAAAGTAATGACACCAACAACTGGCTAGTACTACGCTCAGATATAGCCACTGCCTACTACAGATTGTCAGATACAAAACAGAATGTGCTTCGTATTAAATACTCAGCAGAAAATGTAGAGTGGTCAGACCTAGCACAGGAACTATCTACAACAGCAGATGGTGCACGCATGAAAGTGCAGCGGGCAGTCAGCAGTCTAATCAGAAATCTCGGCGGGCATAGGCCATACATAGAAGAAGACACTTTAGTAGAGGCAGATGATGACGAATCAGGAGAATGACAATGTCAAAGACATCAGAGAGTTATTACACCCAACGGATTACTCGCGTGCTATGGACCTGCGAGGAGAACCTATTGGAGATGTTTGCGTCTGTGGAGGGGATGTATTTCATGCGCTTGTTGCGTTTGACCAAGGTGAACTATGCTTTTATTTCCTTGATGGAGAGTGCACTAACTGTGGCTCAATGGTCACACTCCCTTACCCAAAGAACGAGGACACTATCTAATGCCTTTGTTTGATTTTAAGTGTGAGTGTTGCACAGAAGTAATAGAGATTAACGAAAACATTCCACCAGCCTGCCCTACTTGTGGTGAAACCATGCAGCGTATATGGTCAGCACCAGCAATCAAATTTAACGGCTCAGGTTTTTATTCAACAGGAGGATAAGTGGAGTACCCAGAATGGAGAGGCACACCTAATTGCAGGAGTGTAAATTCAGAGGAGTTCTTTGTACCAGATGGTAGTGCTACATATAGAGAAGTTAAGATGCTTAAGAAAATCTGTA